CTCTTCCGTCAGAGAAATTTCTTCATCACCGACACGCAGGGAGTATTCATCCGGCTGCTCTTCGGTCTGCTCACCGTTGGTTTCCACTTCTTCGGCGGGAGCCTGGACATTCTCCTCCGGCTGCTGCTGTTCAGTGGTCACCTCTTCGGTTGATTCCTGTTTTTCAGACAGGTCAATAACCTGGCCGTCGATGATCAGTTCGCTTTCCATTGATTACTCCTGATTAACTCGGCAGTGAGTCTGCCGGTGACTGTGATGCTGTTTGGGTGTGACGCAGGATCAGATCTGCGTTATCGCGAGAGTTTTGTTGCTGCTGCTGGTACCAGTCATTAAGCACCTTCAGGGCATCCTGAACTGACTTGGCATCAGTGGCTTTTGCATCGACCAGCGTCTTAACGACCTGAGCCTGGCTAAGTTGCGCATCCTGCTGGGCAGAGAACGCCTTGATCTGCACCTGCGCGGTTTCGTTCTGAGCCTTCTGAGCCTCGGCCTGAGCCGCAACCATCTGAGCCTGAGCGAGAACCATGTTCGGATCTGGTTGGTTCTGCGCTGCCATCTGAGCCTGCTGAAAAATCTGCTGCTCTTTGGCATTGCGAGGCTTAACCGCGCCGGTCGTAAGCAACTGCTTGCGGTTGAATTCTTTGAAGTCATCCATTCCCTCGCCGTCGAGGTTGTCGAGAATGATTCCCTGAATAACCGGGCGCATAGGATCCTGCGGCAGCATGGTTTGCAGAACCTGAGTTAGAGCTGAGACGGTGGCATCACGCCGGGCGGTATAGCTCGGTCCAACGTCAACCGTGACATCGTAACGACCGGTTGAAAGGTCATTCAGCGCAACGACATTACCCGTCTGCCGGTCGACAACCTGCGCATTCATCAGTGCGATATCGTCGGTGCCGTCGTCGTTAACCACCCTGACCTCACGATCAGAGCCGTAAAC